ATCTTTTAACCATGTATCAGATTCAATTAATTTTTCGTAATTTAAAAATGAACTTACTCGACTAGCTTTTTCTTTCTTTTTATATAATCCAGGAATTGGTTGTCCTGTTTGTGGATCAACAATGGGTTCGTCTTTTCCTAAAATAGTACAATCGCCTACTTTATCATTTCTTGTTATATGTTGGACTAATCTAGATGCTAATTGAATTGTAGCGGGCGCTAATAATGGATATATAACTTTTGCAGAATCGACAAACGGAAAATCTCGTCTTTCGTTAGGATTCTCGCAATGTTTAATTATTTTCATCGCTTCTAAATTTGTATTTAGCCAATCTTCTCTAGAATCTTGATCAATATTATAACCTAAAATTACGTCATCCGCTATTTTATGAAGCTGATCATCATCTAATAACTCTGCTATATTTGGTGTATTTAAAAATTTTAATAATTTATCAATAGCTGGCATTATTAATATCCGGTTAAGTTATCTCTATTTGATTTTACAACACGTTCAATGCGTCTTTCTTCAGATTCAAAATCATGTTTTGATTTTGCAACCCAATCAAACAATGACGTTATGTATTTTAAAGCATCCATTAAATGATCTGCTTGATTTTTGGCTGGTTTATTTGGATCTTTAGAATCATATCTATAAATTCTAAGTTCATTTAATGTATTTTGTAAAGTAGAAAAAATTTTTAATTTACCGGTCTCAAATAAACCTAAAACACGAGCTATACCGGCTTCTATTGCATTTTCTCCTTCGGTTAAATCTAATCCTAAAGATCTATAAATATCTATTAACATTCTTCCATCGGCATTTCGACCTCCGCCTGATGGATCGCATATTCCTGGTATCCACGAACCTTTGGCTTTTATACTTTCAGCGTGAATTAGAGGTAATTCTTCTCCTCTATAATATTCTGAATAAATATATAGTTCGTCCGTCGAAGGATCTTTAGCTCCCCAAAGTACTGCAGTCTTATGCCAACCAAAATCCATTGCGAAACATCTTGGCCAATAGTCTGGAATCATAAAAGGTTTTACAGTAATTAAATCTTCATCAACTGGATAAATTCTTCCTGATCCTAATGTAGGAATACCTTTTCTTCTCGCATCTCGTTCATGTTTTGGAATTTGATTAATCATAGTTTCCTGATCTTCTTTTGAAAGATGAGGAACTTGACTCCATTCTACCCGACAAATATATTGATCGGGGTTTTCTATGGGACTACCCGTGGAGGGAAATTGTCCATTAGGTAAAAATTTTAAAACTACTTCACTTAACCCTTTTAAAGGAGTAAATGCTAACATAGCGATTCCAGGTTCTTTAGATTTACCTATACCCATTAATCGCATCAAACATTCTGTATAGATATCTTCTCTGGGTTCTTCATCAAACAGAATTACATCTACTTTTGCTGCTTGAAACTGTTCTCGTTGCATTTCGTTAGTTTTAACAATTAGAGAAACAGTATGTCCTGACATATGTTTAATAATAGCTGAACCGATTGCTCCCGGTGTACCTGGCATTGCATAATAATCGACAATACCGCAACCATTATTCTTTTCAGCTAATGGAAGAAGGCCTGTTCCTATTTCTTCTCCAGCTTCTCCAAATAATAAGCGTTGAGCAGAATCTCTAAATAATGCTCCAGATTCTCCAATAATCCAAACTGTAGTAGGTTTTTTAAATTTCTTTCCTTCCCACCAATCTGGATACATTCCGGTTAAATGAAAACATAGTTCAACTAAAGTTGTAAAACTTTTACCCGAACGATTGCCGCCCATATAAACTCTGAATCTATGATCTTTTCCTTTTTTCATAAATTCCATAGCCGGTCCATATAAATCTCTTCTTAATGGACCCTTATCCGGAAATACTAATTTTAATTTATTATACTTATTATATTCAGATAAAGCTTGAAGTGATTCAGCTATTTCTGCAAGTTCTAGATCAGTTTTATTATTCAGATTGGTCAGATTCATCGGTAACCTGCGGCGTTACATCAATTATATCTAATTCTTGTAATTTATTTTTAATAAACTCCAATCGTTCATCTCTAGTTTGAGTATTTAAAACATTCATATTTTGTATATTAATATTCGTTTGTGAATCGGAATTTTTATTCCATCCAAACTTCCTATTCATAAACGCTATCCAATAATTAAATGCTTTATTGTCCTGGTTGGACATTAACTCCATTCCTTTCTGTTCCCACCATACTTCACAAAGAGCTAGTCCTTTTTCATGGGCTTCTTTAAGTTCTGGTTTTTCTTTAAGCCAAGTATAAAATGTTTCTTTGCTTATATTCCATCTAGCATATATCCAACTATCTTTGGCTCCATTAGACATCATATCTAACATTTCATTGGGCATTTCTTCACGATAAACAGTGGGACGTGCCATATTATTTTCCATTATTTTTGAACCGGAACTTTACCTGGAGATTCTTCTCGCCGTTGTTTTTTCGGATTCATTCCATCTTTAGCCATTTTATCGACCTCTTTTAAAATATAATTCAAATAATCTTTTAATACTATCTTTAATCTCTGTCATATCTTCTTTGACTGGATCTAATTTATCTGATAGCATCTGTCGTACCTGTGTTTCTGTAACGACAGAATTTAAATCCTGTTCTAATTTTTCTATGCGTGACATGATACTCCTCACAAAAAACGCTCCTATGCCTGCTAGTATAGGTATAACTATAGAGGCTATAGTAATGAACATTTCCATATTATACCAACTTTTTAGTTATGAAAGTTTTTAGTACGGATCCTATATTTAATTGTGTCATAATCTTTTCAATAGTTCTGCATGGAATATAACCCATTACACCTACTTTTAAAAGATCTAAAACTTCTTGCATCATGGGAGAAAGAGGTTTGTCAAAATTAGGAGGGACGTAACCAAAAAACCAAGATCCAATTATTACCATTAAAAGGACCATTAATACAGGTCTCCAGGTTCTTTCTAACCAAGAACCTTGAGTCAATATTTGAGAAATAGCATTTGCAGAAGCAGTTACACTTGCAGCATCCGCATCATTTAATTTATTAACTGATTCTAAAGCTGATTGAATTGTTTTTGCTTGTTCGCCCTTAAATCCAAATAGGCCTGTGAAGAAAGAAGAAACACCACTGATAAGCAAAGTTAAGAAAGGCATCTGATTAATTCTTATAATTATACCGTTGACATTGCCAGTATATGTGTTAATATAACTAAAATACTAGCTTATTAGAATAAGAGGGTTTATGACCTAGTGACCCAATACACCGTGATTAGATATTTTCCCGTCTTTATTCAGTATCGTCTCTTAATCATATTCGGGGTGCGGCTGTTGACGTTATCTCTGTATTAAGTTCTTAGTCGGCGCAGATGCGGGACTTTAACTGCCGTGAATGTCTATTCTTTCATTGCTTCAATAGCAACTCTTACTTTCTCTATCTTATCCTTGATAATTGGAACAACTTTAATCGCTACTCCAACTCCTGCGGCAAATCCTATTGAAAATACTCCTAACATTAATAACATAATAACTCCCTAAAAATAAGAGCAGTCAGGCCTGCTCAGTCCCCTACTTTCGTATTATGAATTTTTTGGTATCAGGTTGTAGGCACCTTGTTCTGCATTGCACAGAAAGACTCTGTATTATATATTCTAATAGATCAGAGTCTGTAAAGCTAATTTAACTGTTTACCACAGTCTAGACATAGTATTAAACCATCATCAGTTGAAAATTCAATCCATGTTCCATCAACTACAGCATTTAAAATTTCTTCATGTTTTAGATTATTAAATAACTTAAATTGAATATCTTTATGGCTACAGTTCATTTAATATTACCTAGTAGTATAAATAAAAAAGGAACATCCTGTCGCCGTGTTCCTGTAGCGTATAGCTTCTAGTCCATGACTATTTCATTCTGACAATTACTGCTATATAGTATATTTTAAATAAATTTGTACTTACTTATATAGTATAATAGACAAATCAATATTTGTCAAGTATTTTATAAATATAATTTATTAGTTTTATTTAACTTTCTTTTACGGTTTTAAACCAACCGGATCCTTTTAATTTAAAAGAACTTAAAGATATTATTTTTTTCAAAGAGTTAGGATCATTACAGCTAGGACATATATGATTATGTTCCTCAGTAGAATTTTCAAATAATTCAAGCAGATGGGAACATTGTGTACATTTATATTCGTATATTGGCATTTTAAAATCTCTAAAGTAATTCTAATACTATTCCTTCAAAATAATTTACGGTATTATAATTATTTGGCGAGGCTATAGAATTAGTTATATATGCTTGACCGTTTATGCAAGGAACAGCCCATACTCTATCGCCACAATCTAATTTTATTTTCCGAGTTATTCTATTAGATTGATTGTATTTAACATTTTGATTAGAAGGTTGATAAGCTACTGAATCATCTCCAGCTATTTCTCCACCGATTGATCCATCAGGGGGTGGTAATATATTTTTAATAATTAACAATGTGAGGCCGGAATCTTGAGCTGGCCTTTCCCATAGAATATTAGCATGAAATTCTACAATCATAGGACATGACGCTACAAAACAAGAATTTACTGTGTCAAAACAACCAGTTGTATCCCATTCAAGAAGGTCACATTTTAACGGGGTGTGACGTGAATAAGGAATGAATAATTGATGGCCAACTGAATAAGCATGAAATGATGAAAGAGGTTTTACCATTTAAAATTTTCTCCTATATTTTTCAAGTACTTGACTATTTTAAAAGCGGGTAGTAAGTATAGTGTTAGATGTTATGTAACTTACATAAGGGATCCCTTAACAATTCTTTTCCCCTCCGGGTAGGTCTTTATTCAGTTATAGAATCCAAGTAAGAATCATTAGGCCAAAGCCAGACAGTAAATGTCTTTTTTATCTAAGATAGACTTAAGATATAATTATTTATTTATATTCAATAAGTTATCCAGTTATAATACTATCCTATATACTAACCTATTGATTATATTAACTAACCTATTGATTATATTAACTAAGTTATAAGTTAGCGAGTATTAATTATAGCAAGTGAGTATTAAGTAGAGGGGTTAGGTGT